TTACGGTCAAGTTCTGCTTGCTCCAACTCTGCAGTAATCTTAGATACTTCAACTTTTTTGATTTCAAGTGCAGTCTGAGCTTCTGTAGCTCTTGCTGAAGCTTCGGCCAACTGGTCTTGAATATCTTGTTGCTCTTCATAATTTGAAGTTTGTTGAAGTTGAATGTTAAGGAGTTCTTTATCGATTTGAGCTTGGCGTGCAGCATTTTCTGCAAGCTTGATTTGAGCTTCACCGACCTTTTCAAGAGCTGCTTTACGTTCATCGTAAGTTCTTGTAGTATCTTCTGCAATCTTTTGATTGACTTCAAGGGTTTTATTAAGTTCGGCATTTTCTTGTGTGAGTGCTCTTTGTTCAGCGCGAAGGGCACGTTGTGCAGTAACCATACCCTCTGCAGTTTTAATAGCTGTTTTAACCTTATCGGTAAATTCACCAACAGCTGCAGTTACTTTATTAACTGAGTCATCAACGCCTGTAAAGACATCAACTAATTCTTCTCCTGCAGCTTTAACACTTTCCCAAGCAGCTTGAAACTCACCTTCAAACAACTTCATAAAAGCGTCAGAAAGGAATCCAACTACTTCAATAGCAGATTTGAATCTCTCAATAATGTTATCAACAATGGCTTGACCAAGTTCTTTGATCGCTTCCATTGGATGCTCAAAAGCCCATGCAATCTTTTCACCAACTGCTTGTGCAAACTCACTGATATCAGCAAAGATTAGTTTAAGCGCGGTCATTGCAACCTGTAGCTTCTTAGAACCTTCCTCAGATGATCTGAAGTACTCTACAAGCGTTCCAATTGCTACGACTAGTAAACCAATACCTGTTGCTGCGATAGCTCCCTTAAGTGTCTTAAATGATCTCACGACCTTTAGGACACCTTCTTTCATATCGGCAAACTTCTTTTTGATGTCTCCAAAGATAGTCGCTTCCTCGCCAGCTTTCTTGGTTTCTTTACCAAGGTTATCCATTTCTTTACTAGCAGTCTTAGCACCGCCAGCAAGATCCTTCAACTGTTCTTGGGTGTATTCGACTCCGTCGATTTTGACTCTAATTTCTACTTCTGCCATGGTATTTTAAGATATACTTTCTATCAGTTTAGAATATTTATGTTCCTGGGATATAGGAAACCAATTTGATTAGGTCAACCTTAACAACATCGATGTCTGTCAGTGGAGCATCGTAGATTTTTTGAACTCTCCAGTAAGTGTCTTTGATGAAAATAATATCATCAAAAGTTAGGTCTCTAAGATCTTGTGCATCAATCTTAAAGTATGCCGTCATAATACGTGCTTCTGGTGAGTACAAGTCTTGAATGTATGAATTCCAGTATCTAGTATAAACAGACTCACCCAGGATCTCGCCAACAAAGTCAGATTCAATATTCCAGTTCAGGTTTAGTGTTGATGGTGTTGTCAAGAACTCTGAGTATGGTGTAGCACATGGATACGTATTCATCGAAATAGAAGTTGGTGAACCACCCGGTGCATCATCGTAATACCACGTAGTACCTCCAGTTGTCTTCATACCATTCCAGAATAGAAGCCTTGGTTTTGGCTTCATTGGAATTAGTTGAGTGTGCCCGTGGTTTGTGTCAACCTCTGTGCCATTTGCAGCAAAGGATGGAATGATAAACGGCGAACCGGCAGTATTACCAATAATCACATCAACTGGAGTAGGTGCGAAGATTGTAGTAACTTCTCTGGTTTCACCAATCAAATCATTTGATGAGTTGAATAGAAATCTACCGTATACGTGAGTTTCTTGCTCTTGGAACTTAAAGTTATTTGAGTCAGTGTCTTCTTGGTCTGTAAAGTTAATCGTTGAAGATTGTGAGAAGAATACTGGCTTCAAAACTACATCTCGGCTATAGTCCAACTTATATGTCCAATCAAATAGGTCACCTGTTGCTACATATTCTTGCCAAGGTTTAATAATAAACTCATTAGTTGTTTCTTTAGAAGGCACCATAACTAATCTAAACTTAGTTAGGATTGATCTAAAGAAATCAATCTGTTTTATATCATCTTTTAGCAATGCACTTAGTGCTACTTGTGACGGTGCTGTAGTAGCTTCAAACTCACCGATGCTTAAGAATGGCTGTTCAGATTGCCCGTACGTTTTAGTTTCAACCCAAAACTGCGTGCCCGGTAAGACTGTATTAGAATAAGTTAAAGAAACTGTGAATGAGTATTGAGAAAATGGTGTTCCAGAACCTCCATCGTCATCATTAGTAGCTACAATAGAAGCTGGCGAACCAACTTCTTTTCTCCATAAGTTTAGTTCGCAACCACCTGCTGATCCACTATCGCTATATCTGTCAAATACTTCAATGTTTGTACTGAATGCATAAGTTGCAGAATCAGAACCAGAGGTATAAATGTATGTAGATGGATTGTAAGCACCAGCATCATTTGATACTACGGTGTCAGCTGGTAGTTTTTCAGCAATACCAGTTGATAATTCTATAGGTTCTCCGATGTTTGCTTCAAATTTTAGCGACTGTGCTGTGACCTCTGGGGACGCATCTGGTAAACCATCAGTATAAAGGCTTTGAAACCATAACTCATTGAAAACGGAGTCACTAGAATACGTGTATGTAGTCTCTGCAAAGATTTTATCAATCAAATACTTAACTTGAATGATTGGTGCAAACTGTGTGACCCACATTGGATGCTGTGAGTTAACAAAAGTTTTAATTCCGCCTCCAGTCTCTGTTGAAATCTCATGTGGTGGATATTGAACACCACCATCGTATGTGTAGCCTCTTTGTGCTAAGACGTATCTGTAAGCACCATCCAATGGAAGCAATGGATCACCAAAAGCTCTCCATGTGTCTGGAAGAGTAGCCGTTGAAAGATCGTGGAAACCATCATCAAGATTCAAGTCTCTTAGGAAACCTTCACCAACTTGAGTAGCGAAGTCTTTGGTCTCACCTAAAAAGATAATTTCAAAGTCGATGTTAGAAGTGTCTTCATTAACATAGGCACCTTCTAATCTTAACTGACCTGTACGATAGATTAGACCATCTACATAAATCTCACCCGCAACCTTTTTGGTCACATCAAAATCTACAATACCCGATGTATACCAATACTTGAAAAATCTTGAGTTGTTTTGAGTGGCTGGGATTCTAAACTGACGAGAGAATGATGCGTCGATTCTTGGGATGTCAATAATATCCTCAGCTGAAATTGTGATTTTAATAGGGTCGTCTGGATATAAGTCCAACTCCCATCTAACTCCACTTTGATCGTATGCGTAAAGTTGTAGGGTTTGCATTAGCCTCTTTGAATGTTTTTGTCGTTAGCAAACTGAACTGTGATTTCGTGTTGGAACATACCGTTTCTAGCGCTAGTCATCTGTTGGTATTCAGTTGATAAAATAACTACAGGTTCCCAAGCACCATTGATATAAATCTTAGCACTCGGAGATGTGAATAGTTCTTCTAACCAAGCTGATTCCGTATCAGTCATCCAATCAGATGTTAGAGTCATCTGTGTAGTTGCCATAGTCGCGAATGTTCTACGACCACGGCCTGTTGGATCAATGCTCCATGTTGATTCGTTCCAAGAACCAAGTTGTTGCTTGTAATTGTTACGAGTAACCGCTGTATTGTATGTGTTTCTCTTACTGAATGTATAGTAATCTGCACATCCAAAAGCATTCATAAATGAGATTGTAATTGGCTCAAACTTTTGGCAGTAATCATCGATTATAAACTCAGATTGATAGATTGGATAGCCTAAGTAATCTACAAGTTCACCAATATCATCACAATCACCAATAGGTCCATTGTCAGTAAGATAACAAGCGTTGATAGAATAAAGCTCAACAGTGTATGAAGCAGTAGTAGGAGCCCAATAGAAAGAACCATCTTTGATATTCTGAGGTCCTACTGCGATTGTTCCGATGAGTTCTGCGTCTGTGTGAGTATGTGTTGTATAATCTTGACAATCACTTCTAACTGGAAGCCCCGTGCTTGTTGAAATTGCTTTGATTTCAGTACCAAGAGTGCCACCGGCAGCATTGAAGTATGTGTATTTGACAAAGAACGGTGATTCGTTTGGACCCCACATTGTTCCATCGTTCCATCCAAGGATTCGATTGAAGAATGATAGGGTTTTGTACTCATCTGAACGTACTTTGTATTTTTTAATACCAGACGCATTAGTGGTTGGCCAGTTTGTTAAGAACTCGTAAGTTCTAGAGTAGGTGGCATCAGTGTAACATGGAGGTACCTCACACAAACAATCTAAATCAGTTGGGTCTGGAATATAATCCACATAGTCCCAGTTTTTAACTCTCCAATCAGTATAACCATTTAGTGTATGTTTAATGGCTGATGCACCATCTTGCAAGTACACTCCATTGGTTTCTGAACCATAATAAACTTGATATGAGATAACTGCATTGGGTGTTACTGCCAACTCAGTCGTAGACTCGACGTAGGATGATTCTAAGTAACTCTGGAGGACTTTTGACACATCGAAATGTGCTACACCGCTTGGGTTTGAAGGCTGCTTAAAAGTAGCTACAATAGCTCCATCGATGACGACTCTTAAGACGTATCTGTCAGCTAATCCTAGGGTTCCTAGTGTATAAATGTTTGGCGCGTAGGCCAAGTTCCAGTCGTTTGGTTGTGATGTTAATGTTGCCATTACAATTCTAGATTTTCATTTATGAGTTCTGCCATTCGATCGACCAATTCAATGATGTCGAAGAATTGCTTACCGTTTAGTCCGTTTCTATGGATCGCGATGCGGACACCAAACGGCAAGTCTCCACCGATCATTTTTTTGTTTGGGTTGAAGGAGTACGTGCTTCCCTCACGTGGAGGTAAGAAGGCACTGACCTCTTCAGGTACGCCAAATTGACGAGTCGCATTATTGGTACCTTTAACTCCGTAATTCTGGTAGAAGCCATAGTCTAACATTGAGATTCCAAAGTATTGCCCATCTATCATTCGAATCTGTAGAGAATCTCTAAGACGACCTGTATCGACTGGGAAATTTGGATTATTTTTTATTTCGTTCATCAACACCTGAGCAGCATTGTTAATAGCAGTTTCAAGGTTCATCGGGATTGATTCTCCGATGTCCTGTAACGCTGCTGCTATTTGATCAGGCGATAAAGCCATTATTTCAATTTGTAGATTTTAATTTCAGAGCCAGCAAGTTCAATTAAACCGCTTTCTGGAACTCCAGATACGTCTGGATGGTATACAAATTCCCATGTATATCCGCCTGGATTAACATTGACATCTTCTAGAACCCACTCAGCGTGAATATTGTATACTCGAGAAGCATCCACAAATGTAGTTGGCCAACCTGTCATAACGTCGGCTGCAATTTGAATGTCTGGTCCATCTGTAAGTTGATTCAATACAGGTGCAACTGGCAGTAATTCTCCAGGTAATGGTTGTTGTAATTTGATTTGTGAATCCATTACAATTTTATAGGTACCA